CTATTCATATGAGCGGTTTCCTGAGTTTAGCTAATGGAAAGACATTTTGCAGGCAGTGTTGCCTATGATAACGAGCATGACGAGTGGGAAGATGCGCAGTTTATGGCGTTTTCCATTGAAGATCTGTGCAAGGATATGAAAGCCTTTATGGGTCGCAGAAAAAATGCAGAAGTGTTTTTTGCTGCCTACATAGATGGACAAGGCAAAGAGAATGATATTACTGAAAAAGTAAAGGAATTAATTGATGAATAACTTTATTGTATTTGGTAGACGTAAAAGTAGGCCAATAAAAAAACTACGTCATAAAAAGAATTTAGATGCGGAGCTTGCAGATAAGACTATTTTTTATTGCACAGAGTGCAAGCGGTGTTATGAACCATCCAGAGTCAACTGGCATAAACGTACAGAGTATTATGAAGATTTTGTTAGTTATGGCAAACCAAGAAAGATTTGTAAAAACTGCAAACCCGACAAAAATGCGAGTCAATTGAAATTGGATAACATTTGAATTGGTTGGCCTGGTGGACGCTACCATGTCGGGTAATTATTAAAAAAAGGAGATAATATTGTGATTATGTTTGATATAGCGGAATGGGTAGCAAATGTCCTAGTGCTTGGCCTAGGCTTGTTTTTCTGGGCATTGGCATTTGGAGTTGCGTTTTTAATTATAAATGAACTAAAGGAGAGATATGTCGATGAGTAAAACAAAATTACATGGTCAAAACTACGTGCTGAAAAACGGTAAACGCGCAGCAAGTGTGACTACCATCATTAACAACCAATTAGGATGGAATAAAAATACGCTAATTGCATGGGCCAAGCGTATTACTGCGCAGGGCGAGGATGCGGATGCAGTAATGCGAGAAGCGGGCCATATAGGCACATTATTACATATTTTAATACAAGGTTATCTTCAAGGTTTTGATGTCGATACGCGTGATTATACACCGAACCAGGAAAAGCAGGCACTAAAAGCATTCTTTGGGTTTAAAACATGGTACGACAAGGCAAACTTTAAGGTACTTGCTTCGGAGCTTGCGCTGGTCAATGAAGAATTGCGCGTTGGTGGTACGGTGGACTGTATTGGTAAGATTGATGGTGATCTTGTAGTCGTAGACTGGAAGAGCAGTAGAGGTGGACCATACCCAGAGATGATGATCCAGTTGGGTGCGTACACAATGATGTATGAAGCTGCGCAGCCTAAAGCAGATGTTAAATATGGTATTATTATGCGCTTTGGTAAGGAAGATGGAAAGTTTCATAAGCATGTCATTGATCGTGACAAGTTGGATGCGGGTGCGCAGGCGTTTCGTCATTGCTGTGCGCTGTACAACCTACGTAGGAAGTTTTGAGGAGTGCATCGGATGTCTTCTCTCGAATAACTCAAAATGGTAAGCGTGCTTGGTGTCCTGAGTGTGACGATGGTACATCACGTAAGCAAGGCACAGTGCAGATTAATGGTGAGTATGCTTACTGCCATAAGTGCCAGTTTAGTTGGGATTTTAGCGAAGAGAAGATACAAACCCCGCGGGTAGAATATAAATTGACCAATACCAAGGTCAAAGTTGAGTCAAAAGAGGTCAAAAAGAGCGGATATGCGCAGGCCCGCGCTACGTTTGTTGCTCATTGGCAGAAGGCTATAGATGAGTTGGAGTTGCCTTGGAATGAGCAGTGTCTGGACCTGCCAATAGGTGTTAGGCGTGATGAAAAGAAGAATGCGCAGTTGGTGTTCCAGATTAATGAGAATCATGTAAAATTTCATAAAGGACCGCAGTTTGGTGACGCAGAATGCAAGGTGTTTGATACTCCGCATCTATCTCTCTCCAGCCTTGTGATCTGCGAAGGTGAAAAGGACGTTGTCACCGCATACTGCAATGGCGCATCCGCCTTGACATTTACGTCAGGTGCGGGTGCGCTGCCTGCGGACATAACCCTGCACTCCAGATATAATAAAGTATACATCGTGTATGATAATGACGAAAAAGGCGAGTTAGGTGCGAAAAAACTGGCAAAAAGGCTATTTGGGGAGAAGGTAGAGCTTTATGTAATGAAGTGGGAAAATAAGCCTTCCAGGTATGATCTTACTGACTGGTTTAGTGATGGTCATAGTTTGGATCAGTTGTTGGCGTGCTGTGTGCGGTTTGGTGATAAACCAGAGGACATCGGCGGAATGCGCAGTTTTAGTCCTTCGCAGTTTGCAAAAACATTTGTAAAGATGCCAGAACCCATCATTGATGATTTGTTTTTTGAGAAAGATATTATGGGCCTTGCAGGCGGTACAAATGTGGGTAAGTCGGTGATGAGCTTGCAGTTGTCTACGTGTTTGGCGTTAGGTGTGCCTTTCTTGGGGTTTAGGATACCGAAGCCTAGGAAGGTTATGCATGTGCAGTTTGAGTTAAAAGACGAGAGTTTTAAGCAGTTGATCGAGCGGACCGCAATGCATTTTGTTGACAAGTATCCAGTGGAAGCAGAGCGGTTTGAACAGAACCTCAGTATTTTGAGCAGTGGTCAGGACAATGTCTTTACCGATAAGTGGGAAGAAATGGACGCAAATTTGACGTTTAACCCATGCGAAGTGTTGGTAGTGGATAACTTGTATACGAGTACCAATAAGAATGTAAGTAAGAACGATGATGTGATGGATTTGCTGCGTACGATGGTTAATTTGAAGAATAAACATAAGGTTGCTATTTTGATTGTGTCGCATCATAAAAAGATTGGTGAAGCAAGTCCGCTCGATGTCAGCATGATGTTGGGCGGGAGTGCATACACGAATCATTTGGATGGTATTGTGCAGCTTGCTAGTAGTCAGCGTTTGCCTGGATTAAAGGTAATGAAGATTACGAAGGTGCGCAGTCAGAATGACTTGCATGGTGTGCCAGTTGGAGTCAAGTTGCATAATATTAGTGATGGGCCATTATACTTTGAGTATTTGAAACCGTTGCCGAAGAATGAAATGTTTTGGTATACCGATCCGAAAGAGTCAGTTGAAGAAAAAGTCTTGCAGGCGATTGCGACAGAAGGGCATAACTTTAGCAGAGAAATGTTTAAGGCTGCGCTGGAATCGGTGGTTGGAATGAATAGTAATACAGCGGTTACTAACTGGTTAGAACGTATGATAAAACAAGGCTTAATTAACAAGATTGGACATGGTCAATATCGTAAAATGGAGACTGAATTGGATGGTTTGGTTGATTAGCGCGTGCAAAGAAAACGAGGAATTTGAGGAATTTGAGGAATTTCAAATTCCTTTGCAAGGTGGAAAAAAGGAATATGGGAAACTGTAGTTATAGAGGAGAGAGAGAGTCAAATTCTTCATATTCCTCATATTCCTCATTCTAGGCACTCTAGTGATTTTAGCTCAAAAATGCTCACTTAGTAAGAAAAAGGACAAGTCCTGCGAATTCGTACAAATCGCTAGTGATGGTGAGCGTTGTGCGCTGGTTTTGGAGTGGTACGAAGACACCAGGGTTTGCAATTTAGATCGGTGCTGGTTGCGTTTACGAACGCGTGACAAATTGGCGTGGCGCAACCGAATGCTAAAGAAAAAATAACCCTGGTCCAATAATATAATTAACCCTGCCAGTATAATATAATTTTGAGATATTTTTTTATATTTGCGCTAAAAAATCGATAAAAAAAGCTCAAAAAGCTCATAAAAAAAATTGCGCGTAATTCGTATTATGTCTATTAACAAAATGATACAGTGCAATTTGTATCAATTTTAAACACAAAAAAACCCGCATAAATGCGGGTTGATTTGTTGGTTTTATGGTTTAATCTATGTCAAAAAGTCCCCAAAAAAATAAACCAATTATGACATAGACTAAAATCCAAAACATGCGCGTATTATCCAAATTACCGCGCAAATTTTGACATATGCGCTTAATATTTTAGTTACCATTATTTAACCTCTCTTTTGTTGAAGAATCTTTATTTATTAATGTTTCTAAATAATTTTTATCATGCTCTATTTCTTTTTTAAAACAATTAATAACTTTTTTTATGTCCAATACATAAGTATCATTTTTATTTTTTTTAAAAAATAAATCGATTGCATACGTCCTAGACGAATAAAAATAATCATGTTTCATTTATTACCTCTCTTTTTTTCTTTTGTGATGAAATTCCACAGCTCATTCCATTCACCCTGGTACATCTTACGCCTATGTAAAACACGCGCATTATTTTCATTATATGCAATCAATTCACCGTTAGAAAGTGACAAAACAATTGTTGCGCTGCCTTTTTCTCTTTTCATTAATTAACCTCTCTTTATTTGGTTTCCATAGATACCGCCGCGAATGCGGCGATATTTCGCGCGGTAACCGTCCGCGTTCATCAGTATGGTTTTATTCGTTTATGCAACTAAATTCCATTGTAACCACTGCGCCGCAATAAGTTTCATAATCCATAGTTAAACCCGCATAACTATTTAACATATCCGCAATACTTTTAAAACCTCGCTGCGGGTCAATAGACAAACCATAGGTAGAAACTTCGCCGCTTTTTTCGGCATGTTCTAAACCTTCATACCCGAATTCATTATAAAATTCTATTTTTAAATCGCTACAATACGGTAGATTTATACGATTATTTTCTTCGTATTTATCAATTTCACTTTCTATTTTTTGCAACACTTTCGGACCAATTCCTTTTATTGATGCAATATTATTTAATAGTGTTTCTTTTGTCATTGTTTAACCTCTCTTTTATTAGTTAATTAAGTACAAACCCGCTTTGATCATGTTTAGCCTTGCCTTTAGCAATTAAACCAATACAAGAGCGCGCAGGGTCTAAAAATCGCAAATCATGCTTATCGCCGTTTATTACCTTTAATCCTAAATATTTTTTTGGTAACTCATGTCTAAATACAGCCGCGATATTCAACCCATTTACAACCGCATTAAGAGTTTCTTTTTGGTTAGATTCCGCGCGGCTAAAGGTTAAATGGTAATTACTTGGAATATTTCTGCGGTTCCATATTTTAGTATAATCATAAAATTGAATATCATTAAATTTTTGTATTATACCGTAAGCTTCCCATCTCAAATCGCTTGTACCATTTAGCCTAAAAACGGGTTTTAAATCGCGTTTTATTGACCATTTAATACCGTTTTTAATCTCTCTCTCTAGCTGTTCAAGAAACGCGCCGCGGTCATTAAAAAAGAATTGCGTTCGCTTTAATCGCGCTTCATGAATCGGATTTTTTTTACCGTTTTTTTCTGTCCAATTACCGCGGCCGCTTTCATCTAAACATGAATCTATACAGCCTTTAGTTGCTGCGGCGCACGTGTTCCAACCGCTTTTTTTAAATGGTGATAAATACATAATGAAATTCGCAAAGCCGTATTTCATACTTTTATTAGTTTTGGTGCTGCCATGCGGCGGGGTTAGTAGTTTAATTGATGACATGTTTTAACCTCTCTCTTTTGTTGTTTAGTTATATATTAATTCACATTTATAATATTGCTCAAAGTCTTGGTATCCTGTCCGCGCATAGACTATTGAATCCAACGTATCATTTGACCAACCATTAATTTTCACCACTAGATCAATTTCTTGCTCAGTAGCAATTTCATATTCTAGTAATAAATCAAAATATTCTTTTGTGTCCATTGTTTTACTCTCTCTTTTATTTGTTGTTTGTGTTTGATGGTTTTATACCCATTACCAACCAAACGTTGATTAGTGTAAATGTGATAAATACAACAGGTATATTCCACACTAACAAAGTTACTACCTGCATTAAAATAAATGCTTCGATTCGATTTCTCATATTACTCTCTCTTTTGTTGTTTATTTAATTGCGCTCTCTCAATGCGCTCATAAATTTAGTATATATATATATCTGTGTCAACACTTACCTAAATAAAAATTATCTATCTAAGCAAAACAAAAAGAGAGTTAGACGCAGTCCGCCACATTGACACAAAACCGCAGCAAGCCATATCGCATAAAAGCCGCGTAAATTGCTAACTGTTGATATTGCGAGATATATCAAAATGTTACACCAAAAAAAAATTGCATATAACATACATTATGTATAATAGTTTGGCTATACCAAGGCGCAACGCATTTTTGCTCACTTACCGCGTCTTAGAATTTTTACTTTCGTTTTTGTCAACACCTTATGTGTAAATTCAAATAATGGAAGAGGTTTGGTCTAATCTAACTGATGAAAATACAGACAAATGGCTGCACGCCATCGACCGCGCAGACCGCTACCATCTCCATATGCTAGTATTCCGAAGCGGACTGATCGAACCCCACCTGCGCAACCTGCAACTCAGCGCACATAAGTTTTATGATCTAATGTCACCCCAGGAACTCCGCGTGTTCAAACAGCGTACACTCGGCCACACCTTTGTTAGCATAGCAAAGGAAATGGAGATTACCGAGTCCAGCGTAAAGGAATACTGGCGCAGAACACTAATTAAAATAAAGAATGTCATCGAACAGGCTAATATTGATGAAAAGTAAAGTAGATAAAGATAAAGTGAGAATGCTTGCATCATTTGGATGTAACTACGCAGAGATTGGTAAATACTTTGAGGTAGGTGAAAATCATATACGCCAAAACTTCAAACCACAGTACGAAGCAGGTCGCGAAGAGATGAAGTATAAATTGCGTAGGGCAATGTGGATTTCCGCACTTGAAAATAATGCCATCGCAATGCAGATCTTCCTGGCTAAGAATATTTTAAATATGAGTGATAAAACAGCCGTTGACATGACTGGTAACCTGCAAACTGTGTTACAGCAGTGCGGGTTTGAGGATAATCCAATTGATAAAGCAAATACTGAACAAGCAAAAGCTCTGGAGTCTTTTGGGGTATCACCCGACTCCACAACAGCTGGCAGTTCATAATAGTAAAGCAAGATTCCGCGTTTGTCTCATGGGCAGGCGCAGTGGCAAATCCTTCATGGCAGCGCACGAAATCCTGCCATGGTTGCTCACGCCTAGAACGCGTGGCTGGATCGTAGGTCCAAACTACTCACTGGCTAATAAGATAGCGCGTGAGGTAAAACGAATTATAATGACAGAGTTAAAATTACCGATAGAATCTAAAAAAGAAATATCTGGAGATTTGTATTACATGAAGTTGGCAGGATTAGGTAGTGAGCTATCGGTAAAGTCAGCGGAAAATCAAGAATCATTGATTGGTGAAGGTATTGACTATTTATGCATTGATGAAGCCGCGCTCATTCCACGCAACGTATTTGAAATGTACCTGCGCCCAACGCTATCCGATAGGCAAGGCTGGGCAATGTTCACTAGTACGCCACGCGGATTCAATTTCCTACATTATCTTTACGAACTTGGAAAAAACGAAGAGTACCCAGATTGGGAGTCTTGGCGTTTTCCTAGTACCTTATCACCATATTTTAAAGATGATCACGAAGAATTAAAGCGCACACTAACTAAAGAAACTTATCTGCAAGAAATACTTTGCGAGTTCCAGAGCTATAGTGGTAAGGTTTATCCTGTAGACAGGACCGCACAAATACGAGAAGATATACAATACGATCCATCTAAACCAGTATACGCAGGTATTGATTTTGGCTATCGTTCTGCCCATTGTAGCATCGTTCAATTGCACAATAAAGAGAAGAATTTTGCTGATGTACATCAAATTGATGAAGTCAGTTTGCAAAACACGCGCACAGAGGAGTTTGCGACAAAGATTAAGTCACTTGGCTACGAATTTACTGGTATATGGGGCGATCCTGCGGGAAGTGGTACAAATTTGCAGTCAGGAATCAGTGATATACAGGTATTTGCCAACCAAGGCCTGCGCGTCAATGTAAAACGCGATGCAGTAACCAGAAACGTAGTATCTGGCGTATCTCACGTACGCAGATGGTTTGAAGATGCGAATGGCGATCCGCACTTGTTTATTCACCCAAAGTGCGAAAAAAGCATCGAATCGTACGAAAATTATCATTATCCAGAACATCGCGAAGATCAAACCTTACGTCACGAACCAAAAAAAGATGGTAAGTTCGATCATGCATGTGATGCATTACGTTTTCTGTTGACAAACTTATTTCCAATGAAAAACCGACACGCTGGTGTCATCGATTTCTTTTAAGGTAGATATGCTTACAATTCAAGATCAATCCGAAGGCGCGATAGTTAGCGCATTACAAGAACAGTTAAAATATATCGAGGATGAGCGTACTCGCGAACGTGACTATTTGATGGACTTCTACGAAGGCATCAATTTAGAACACTATGTGAGCGATTACTTTGGCCCAGAAACACTGCGCCAGACAGTCATCCCGCAAAATAATCTCACCAGACGTGTTTGCAGTTTACGTTCGATGACATACAAACGCCCACCGCGCATGCGTACTAGCGAATCCTATCTGTCTATTATAGACAAACATGGACTAAATGCGCAACGCAGAATCTTAGAGCGTTTAACATTTTTACTTGGTACAATGGCATTTAGGAGCAAGTGGAATGAGGTAGAGCAAAAGATTGAGTATGAAATACTTTCTCATTTCACACCGCTTTTCTTGGCAGGTGACTCACGAGAGAAACCGATTGGAGTTATGTATCCAATTGAAAACCAAGGCAATGCAAGATCATCCAATGTGATGCACGCGGTGTGGACTGAGGAACGCTACGGTGTACCAGGAAGACATTTCTTGGTTGATGAAGAAGGTAAAGTGATGAGTGTCAACGAAAACGACATTAATCCATATGGTATGTTGCCAGTAACCTTTTGTCATCGCTATCCACCGATCCGCGATTACCACGTAGGCAACGCAATGGACGTGGCTCAAACCGATCTTGCAGTGAATGTTGCATTGTTGGAGCTAAATCTTGCGATACGCTATGGCTGTCTAGGAATCAAGTTCATTAGTGGTGTTGATGATCCTTCACGCATATCGATTGGC